TGCTCCTTTATTTTAGTTAGTGCTGCGACAATTAAATCTTCCATCGTTGGTTTTGGCGGGAACATTCTGGACCTTGCCGCGCTTAGTTTGCCCCGTATCGACGGCCCGAACCTGGCGGTGATAAAACCCAGTGCGAAAAAAACAACAGCGGAAATTAATCCAGCCCGCAACATCGACGCAATCTGAGCTAAGCCGCCATCGAGCAATGGCACTTTCCTTTGATCGGGGTCTTTTTTTGGGTCATAATTTGGCCTGATGCGGCGCAAGGCACTAGCAAGCTCATCTGCCCCGTTATATTCGCTCTGGCTATGTAGTACCTCTCCGCTTGCTTTTTGCACTATTACCCTCGGTGAACCGCTTGCATAGCCAATCCCTGATACCGCCCAATCAGTTGGCCTATAGCATTGCAGTAACAGCTCGGGTGCAATGGCTGATAAGGCGGGATCGGTGTAAAGGTCTTTCCTTACCTGTTCGCATTCCTCAGCAGTGCCAATAACTGTGATCCGGAGTTTGGCCCTATCATCGGTTAGGTCTTTATTTCCGCCCGTTTGCATCGCCTCATACGCCTGTTTTCTGGTACATGACTTGCCGTCTATCCAGTATCGTTCTATTGTTGCGTCCAGTTTCGAACGATCAACGCCGAAAGGAAAATCCTGCGTAATAATTTTAGGCTGAAATTCCTCCGGTAACGGGAACGGGAAAACATCAACGCCAGCCGCAAAATTTCCATCGGGCAAAAGTTCTAAATATTCGCAGCAATCTTTTTTCCAAACGCCTACCTGCTTACCGTCTTTATACAACGCAAGCTGGTTTGTGTTTTTCTCGCTAAACTGTCTCCACTCATAGCCCTTTGCGTCCTCAACTGAGGAACAGGCTAGGGTGCCCCAAGTTCTTGCGGGGGGCCGTGCGCCATAACTCACTTGGTTCGCAGGTGGTGGTGGTGGTGGTGGCGCCAAAAGGAAAACAGCCCAGCCGCCGCCGCCTGAGATCCATCTGGCTTTAAATTCAGCGGGTGACATCCACTCATATTTATTTTCACCGGGGAAATTGTTGTCGAGAATCGCCGCCCACTTTTCGCTTAGGTGAACAATATTTACCATGTGAGCAATTTTCGCCCGTCCGTATCTAGGACTATAGCCATAGGTGATAGATGGCATCCTGCCCGTGGCTAGCGAAAGCTTGATTAAAGCAGGGTCATTACCCTCATACTGCAAGTACTGAGCGTCGGCGCAATACTTCTCCATCATTTTTTCAGTCTTTGACGGGTAGCCACCCCCCGCCTCAAGTGTCATTTTCTTCTGAAATCCCAGAACACTATCTACATTTTGCCACCTTCCCGAGTGTTCAATGCTGGTAAAAACGCAAAGGCCAGCGCCGTCTTTGCCGCCGACATTTTTCATCTGCTGTGTCCCGGGCAGGTCAACTTGAATCTCTTCCGTCCCGTCCGGTGAGGTGCGCCCGCCTTCCGTGGATATCCCTTCGACTGACTGAAAAAGTAACGCAGATAAAATTAAGCCGATCATGGTTGCTTCTCCTGTGGGTTTAAGCCTGAAATTAAAATAACGCCTTTAGATCCCCGTTAAACTTTCAATTGTTAAAGCGGCTTCAACTTGGTTTGATTTTATTTGCCATATTTAAAATCAATAATAAGTTCATTACTCAAAAGCTCCAATACTAGGTGTGGTGGCAGAACGGGTGTATCCACGCTGATCCAAACCACTAATAGGTGCAGCATTGCTGATGGTTGCGCTGCCAGTGCCGATGGCAGAACTACCAGCGCCAAGTGCCATGGTGAAGGTAGGGCCGCCATTATTTTGCAGGGTGCCAAGGTTTAAATCTCCGGTGGTTACCGTGGTGGCCCAAGCACTAAGTCCCGCTTGGGTGACGAGATTATTAGCAGCAGTTGCGCCAGAAATAAGATTAACAGTACCAAAACCGGAGAAATCGCCGCCCGAGGTGCTATTAGCGATGATAGTATTTGCGATGTTGAGGGTGCCGTTGTTACGGATGCCGCCGCCGTTGAAGGCAGCCGAATTACCAGAGAGGGTGGAATTGGAGACGGTGAGGGTGCCGGCGTTAAAAATGCCGCCGCCGTTGAAGGCAGCCGAATTACCAGAGAAGGTGGAATTGGAGACGGTGAGGGTGCCGTTGTTAAAAATGCCGCCGCCGTTGAAGGCAGCCGAATTACCAGAGAAGGTGGAATTGGAGACGGTGAGGGTGCCGTTGTTAAAAATGCCGCCGCCGCCGTTGGTAACCGAATTGCCAGAGAGGGTGGAATTGGAGACGGAGAGGGTGCCGGCGCCGGTGTTAAAAATGGCGCCGCCGCGGAAAGCGGTATTACCCGAGATGGTGGAATTGGAGACGGCAAGGGTGCCGGCGCCGGTGTTAAAGGCCCCACCAAAGCCGGTTGTTTTTGCGCCGGAAACGGTCACGCCTGAGATAGTTAAATTCCCACCCGCATCGATGGTAAAGATACTGAAATTACGAGCGGAATCACCGTTATTACCGCTGATAGTGAGGGAAGAACCCGGCCCGGTGATGGTGAGTGTGCCAGCCGTCGCCGTCGTAACAATGCTTGGCAACGCAGAATTAAGCACGATGGTAAATGGTGCTGATCCAGACGCAAAAGCAAAGGTGATTTCATTGTTGCCGCTGGTAGAATTTGAATCAATGATTGCCTGTCGCAGTGAACCAGCCCCAGAATCATTAGTATTGGTGACGATAAATTCCGTATCGGTAGGTGTAACCCCACTAGAGATAGTTCGATTTTTAATCTTGTTGGTTAAATTTGAAATGGTCATGTAATTTCAACCCCGAACAAGTTAAAGCTAACGGAACCGTCGGCAGAGCGAACACTAACGACATCAGTAGCCAATAAAGTTATTCCAACCGTAATAAAAACAGAATCATAAGCAGCAATTGAGGCATTGTAAACAATGTATTGCGAAGTCGCAATTGATGCACCAGATGGCCGAATTGCTATCCGAAAAAAAGCATCGGCGGCGGTCTGATTGCAAACTACCAAAGTGCTGACGATTGTACTCGTAGCAGCCGGAACCGTGTAAAGGGTTGTTAATGTTGCTGCTGCTGGAATCACTTGCCCTAACACCTTATTTACTTGTGGCAATTTACATTCCTCCTAAAAAAAACGGGTGAAATATATCTACTGTATTATCCCCCGTATTTGTTCCACTTAAATTTGCGACCGCTGTATTTGCAATCTGAGAATTACTAATCGTACCTACTAAATCCGAAGTGTTTTTGCTCACCACTAAAACATTTGCGTTTCCAGCAGCGTTTCCAATCCAGATTTTTCCATCCGTGGCGTTAAGCCCTAATTCTCCAGCAGCTAATGTAGGAGTATTCGTAGTCGTGTAGGATCTTTTTGGCTTAATTAAGTTAGCCACTTAGAAGGTACCTCCGTCTATACTGGATGCACTGCTGAGGTAGTCCGTGCCAACGGTGGCCGCCGTTAAACTACTGCCACTTTTCTTAAATATGCTGCCGTCTGCTGCCCCGGATAAGTCGCCACCTGTACCGCCTTTTCCCAAGGCAATCGCCGTGGAAGACCAGGTGCCAGTAGTGATAGTGCCGAGCGTTGTGATCGATGATTGGCCGACATAACTGGCGCTAACGATCAGTTGATTAGATCCGTTGACGCCGATGGTGCTGCTATCGGTTTTCACATTTAGCGTCGTGCCGCTGTAGGTCAAAGCGGTGCCTGCAGCAATCGATCCAGCCCCAGAAAATTGGGTGAAGGAAAGGGAAGTAGCGCCAAGGGTAATCGGATTAGCCGTCGTCAAAACATAGCCCTGGTTAGCGCCTAAGGTACCCTCTTCAACAAAAGTGAACATCCCAGCAGTTACTTCTGCCGAGGTGTCTGCATCGGTCGCACGGTTCCACGAACCGGAGGCAACAACATAAACACCGTTTTCACTGCCCGTGCTTTGATTTTTTACTAAGATTCTATCACCTGCAATAACTGACACACCGTCGATAGTTTGGGCTGCCGAAAGGGTGATGCTGGCCGTCGTCGCCGCTCGCACTGAATCCTTGACATCTAGTCCGCTTCTCGCCGCATCGACATAGGCTTTAGTGGCTGCGTCCTGCGCTGAGGTAGGGTCACTAAGGTTAGTGATTTTATTAGAGTTTAGACTTACATTGGCTGAGGGGGAGGCAAATTGATCCAGCCTAAATCCGGTTACAAATGTGCTAATTCCTGCGCCTGAGACGGTGCCGGTGAGTACAGTTGCATTAGTAAAAGTGTTAGTCGTGCCGCTGAATGTTTGTGTGGACGTAAGTGCAGCAAATGCACCCGCACCGCCAATCGCAATGACGCTAGTAGCATTTCCCCCCGAGTCGCCGTTTCCGTAATAAAGGATTCCTGAGACCTCATTAAAGGCTAGTTCGGCGTTTGCCAGTCCAGAGGGTGCGCCTGATGCGCCGGTAGTGCGTCGTTTAATTCTTAATGTATTCGGCATTGTCTATTCCTTTTTCTAGAAGTTTCCGCCGTCTAAGTAGTCTGAATTTACCCACTGCGCCAGTGGGGTGTTGTACTTTAACAGTTGGCCGTTTTGCAAATTAATTATCAGTACATCATCCAGCTCAACTAACTGAGTCAGGTTGCCTCCCGCTATTCCCTGGGGGCCGGTCGCCCCTGTCGCTCCGATGGGGCCCGGTGCATTCACTACGATTGAATTATTAGCTTGCAAGACTGCGACAGTTTGAGGGGAAAGCACTTCCACGAGTTCCGAAATTCTGTTAACCGTTAAATTAATTTGCGCTTCCGTCGTGATAATTGGAGTCGATGCGGTTGCGATTTGCGTTGGAGAAATTGTTTGGATTAAATCACTCATCGTGTTACCTCCGGCGTGACCGTGCAGGTGCCGCCAATAAGACGAGTCACGACGCCAGCCGCTGAAATAATCTCAAGATCCCAAACATAATTTGCAGGAACAAGTGCTGCCGTGGTTGCTTCCGCAACGGCAAATGTTATAGTTCCGGTGTTTTCCGTAATCACCAGCGTACCCGCTGCGCTCGTGGTTGAGAGTACTGCGCTAGAGCTGGCATGAGTTGCGCGTACCTGACTGCGCGCAGTGTAGCCGGTGAGATTTACGGCGACGCCGTCGCTGTCTTTGTAAGTAAACGCCTCTCGAAGATTGGCACCTTGATCGATTATTAAATGGTAAAAAGCTGCCATAAAAACTCCTTTTGGACTGGTAAGATTATAATCGTGTTTTTAAATCTACGCAAGTTTTAAATCTACGCAAATCGCAGCCGCTAAAAGCAATTGCGAGCCATGCCCGATCAAATTAGCCCGTATAAAAACTATAGGACCCGTAGCCCATGGAGCTGCCGCCGTTGCTGTAGTTGATCGATACCGAATCTCCAGCCGTCACTGCGGTGCTCCCAGAGGGGTAGGATGAGCTTGTGTCAGCGGTAGCAGTAAATCCTGAGCCTACGCTGAGGCTGATGCTAACACCTGTACCGCCCATCATGTCGTAGGCCGAGAGATTATAATAAATGGTGCCAGTTGACCCTGCCGTAAATACTGTACCACCCGGTGAGCTACTGAAATTTGCAGATAAAGGATCCCCTGAGTTTGCTCCCGTCCCACTGTAGTTGGTGTCGCCAGAAACAAAACTGAACGGTGTAGGCGTTGGTGTAGGGGTTGGTGTAGGGGTTGGTGTAGGTGTTGGTGTAGGCGTTGGGGTAGGCGTTGGTGTTGGCGTTGGCGTTGGCGTAGGGGTAGGGGTAGGTGTAGGCGTTGGCGTTGGCGTTGGCGTTGGTGTAGGTGTTGGCGTTGGTGTAGGTGTTGGCGTTGGTGTTGGTGTTGGCGTTGGTGTGCATCCTGACTGGATCACGAGGGCACCATCACCACTAAAATCAACGGTGAATGTTTCGCCGGCCGCCAGCCATGTGACATTGCCATAGTCGTAATATCCGATCACTTTATTTTCGGCGCTGCTATTATACATTACGAAATATTGGAAACCGCTGGCCAGTGGCCCATCCCAAACGGCATCTTCTAAAATTAGCCTATAAATCCCGCTTGTTTGCGCCGATGAGGTTCGGACTAATGTTTTGTCGAATGTGCTGCTAGACGGCACAAATACAGTATCGGTAAGAGGCGGGGCAGAGTAAGTGCCCGTATCCGAATCGTTGACCCCCGCCGTCAGTCCGAGCTTTAAAACATCGTTCTGTAAATCATGTTTTTTCTCTGCAAGATCCTCGGTGAAACAATAAAAAATTTTCATGTCAGCCATTTTCTACGCTCCTGTTTTTGCTAATTCGCCCGGATGATAATCGTCACATTTCCAGCACAATTTTTTTTCCGGGTCGTTCCCCGCCTGCCTGCATTCACCGTGCACACCGCACTGGTGCAGAATTCCGCCACCGCAACCGCATGACGGGCTATCCTCTAGAGCCATCCCCAGACTTACGCATGGCCGGGTTCGGACGGATTGCATCCGAGTAGCCATTTCTCGAGCCAACGAAAAGGCCGGAATCATCATCTGCGTGGTTGAGTCGTGCGGTTCTAGTGGGGGCGGGGCCGACTCATTCACAGACGCTACGCACTCTCGTACCGCCGCCGTCGGAAACTCCATGCCGTAAAATTGAAAAACCGGATCGCCGTCTAGTAGTCCAGTATAATTTGCTTGCATGATAAACGGATCAACTTCTTGCAGGACGGTCAGGGTGCCAAGGATCCAAGTCGGTTGCCCAAAAATTCGAGCGGCGATGCACATTGCACCGGTTCGGTTAATGGATTTCAAAATTATCTGATAAGTACCGAACGAATTATTTCCGCCAAAAGCGTACTGAATTTGCTGAATATTCGTGTCGGGCGCTTCATCTGGGCAACCAATATTTAGAACATCTTCTTTCGTTTGGTGGTTGGGTGTAATGATTACTCCATCCCATTCGTAGCAACCGCAGCCAGTTCCCGCGGCGTCTCCGCAGTCAATTGGATTGTTTCCCATTTGCACGACCTGGGGAGTCCAAGCGTAGCGGGCGGCGGGAGTAATCAGGCACACCAGGCACGAATACAGTCGATGTATTCCCCCTCGCAAACTTCGCAACGCACATTTAGGCGCAGACTGAGGGTTGCCTGTCGCACACCCGAAACGATAACTCATTAAAATAATTCTGGACTTTACATATTTTACTTCATCCGAGCAATCGACGCCGCTAAAAGTAGTGGCAGTTAACGCGGATTCGAAGTACCGAGCGAAATAGCCATCGCTTGCCGCTGATTCTGGCGTTTCGCTTAGTGCCATCGCCTGCGTGTTGCACTCCGACCATAGCAGGGTGCCAGGCATTAGGCGCGAGGTGACAACCGTCAGAACCAACTGCCCCGGCGCCACGGCTATCATTGTTGCGTCTAGTTTTATTTTATATCCGTGGTCTGTAATCCCGTGCGAAGTAGAGACTGACCCCGTGCCAACCCAAGTGTTGTTCAGCATTACGGTGTCGTCATAATTCGGGCTGCATCCGATAGGAAAAGTAAATTCACTAGGTGCGTATAAAAAAGTATCAACAGGAACACCGTCGCAGGCTTCGCTGTACAGACTATAAGTAACCGCGCCGGAAATAAAAGCTTCCCCGAGATAACACACTAAAGAGCAGGCGAGGTCGAAGCCTTTTGCATCACTAGCTTCTGGATCGCACAAGTTATAAGCTGGCTTTTCCACATGAGTTTTATGAAGATTGGCAAAGCCTGTGACTAGAAAAGAAGCGGGATCCGCCGGCATAATTATTGATGGCATCTTTACGCACCTACCATAACTTTTAGATTTGAAAGCGGAAGGTTGCGCGTAAGCATTGCGGGCGCATCTAATAAAACTTGAGACGGCCTCACCCGAAAATTCATCGGCATAATGTAACTGTAGGGAAGCCCCTGTTCAAACAAGGTCGTGAAATAGTTATATGTGGGGTCTGCCAATTCTCCATCGTTTTGCAAATACCAGCGGAGTCTTCCTATTTTCGGGCTAGGTATGCCAGCCGAGCCAGCGAGAAAAATATTGATTTCGAGTCCGATGACTTGCGCCGTTGGATTTGCGAGAGGGATTAATCCCTCATACTCCGGTAGATCGTTAAACGGCATTTTATAAGCTTGTTCCCCATAAAACAGAACGAAAGATAATCCATCGAACTGACCGATAAGTGATTCATTAGAATCAAAAACTTGAAGCGGATCTTCAAACGGTAAATAATTTAGTTGGGTGGTTAGCGCTGTAGTCCGGTCGATTGGACTTTCGCCGTCCTCATAATTGACTTCAGTAAAATAAGGCTCATTTACATTTTTATTAGAGTACATCCAGCCCGCCGGTCTTTTTACTGCGTCGGGGTCGTCTGGAGAGTAGGGATAGACGCCAGAAAATTCTAATGGGTCTAATAGCAGCGATTCAATATCTTCTGGGTCGGCATTTAAAAAATCGTATTTTAACCTGTTTTTTTTCAGTTTACTAATCGGTTTAAATTTGTGTTGCGTTAACGGAATAACGGCTAAGGTATTTTTGTATCGTGGGCCTGTAAATTCCAATTCGTACAGCGGAGGTAAACCGCCAAAACCACGCATTCCCCAGCTGTTAATATCAGATAAATCAAAGTAGTAATTAGGGAAAGATGTCGAAGGCATGTAACGGCGATTATAAGATTTCCCTAAAATGGTGCGGTCGTATTTAGGTTCGGGCACCCTAATTAAATTATACCATTGAGTGGAATTTTCTCTGAGCGTAGAAATAGAGGCGTTATCGAAAGTAACATAGCCAGTGCACACTCCTACCGGGGAAAACCTCCGGTTTTGCGAAAAACAAGTTCCATCTAATTTTATCCCGTATCCGTGTATCACATTGTCACCCCTGTTATTTCGAGACGATATGAACAGTCTCCGCCGAAAGTATACCCCAGAAAAATTGTATTTAGCCCGCAAGTTGTTTCGCTGTCTGGTGTGCCAGTGGGTAAGGCCGGAACAATCCCAGAAACAGCAATTGACAGGGCTTGTTCGTGCGGTGTTGCCGTGTTTGTAATTCTTGGGTCAGTAACAATTAAATTGAAGGGAACTGCCGGCGACGATGACCCGGGCAAATAATTTACGGCGCAGGGATTAGGCCGGGTGAATATTACTGCGGTGGGTGTGCGTGGATACAATTCGCACCCCACAGTACCGATAGGAGAAGTGGAGTACCACACACCCGAAAAACTCGAAGGGTAACGCCCGTTCCATTTGCAGATGTATATGGCGTAATTTTGGGGCACAATGTCCGCTGTCGGATTAGCTGCAGGGTCGTAACAGTTGTAGTCTGGCATAATTTAGATCGCTGAGTAGGTGACTCTTAAAACATTTCCCACGCATTGTACATTTTGCACCCCACCACCACCACCACCAGCGCTCACTAAATAGACTGGTATCCCAAGGTGGTAGCCGACGAACCAGCCAACATAATCGGACCCAACCATTAGTGTTTTGTCGTCAACTTCTTTTATTTTTATTGATTCTTGATTCGCCGTGGTGACTTCATCACTATCAAAAGTAAGCCGGATCCCAGTAGCGTAAGGCGTGCCGGTTGCGATCACCTTTACAACATGGTTATAACTGCCGGTGACTCTGGGCCTGTTAGGCTCTTGCCCCATCGGCTCCGAGGACTCAAAAGCCTTCACGACCTTTGCCAGCTTCCTTATCGATTCGTCATCAAGTGCGTAGCGGCTCATACATAATTGCCCCTAAATGATCCTGTTATAAATTTCTGCCAACCATGTATACGAAACCGGTTTGTACTTTTTAAACCATATCAGGCCACCGTTATTTAGCGTGGGGTCTGTGCCCAATGGTAGCCGGTAACCAGCGTCGTCTAATATCACCCCGTTAGGTAGCACAATGCCTTTGTCGCTAGCCACCTGTACAAATCCGGTTACCGCAATTTTTTCGCGGTATGAGTGATTTAATACTTGAATATCCCATGTTAATTCGTTGATCACAACCTCTATAGAAACTCTCCAGTATTTGATCCCGTTTTCGTAAACCCGCTTTGCACTCACTTTATCAAGCATCAGTGTTCGTGGGTCAAAGTCAAAGAAAGTGGAATTGTTCACCGTCTTTAACCGATGCAACCATTCGAGTGCGCTAAAACTTGCAGTGTTAAATTCTAAAGACATATTTAATATTGGGTCAGGCGCTTCAATTGGCGGATCAAATTTTTCTTTAAGTGCGTTGACATATGCTTTTGGCGTGTCACTGTAATCGTAGTACGCCACGGAACTAGATTCAGAAATTGAATAGCTTACATCGGTCGGCCGATCAAGGGGGTTTTCTACTCGCTCTTGGGGGGCCGAGCCCTTTTGTTGGCTTGCTACTTCTGGGGTTTGTGGCGCTGTCGCTCCCGAGGTCGTGTCCATGTTCGATGAATAATTTACGGTCACTTTCCATAAATAACCATCTTCCATCTGGGTAGCATTTCTCGAAACGCAAAAGCTTTTGTTAGAATTGGGGTGAACGCTCCAGAGTTCCGGCACGCCGCTATATGCAATTGCCGTTACAGCGTCATCGCTTAAATTATCAGTCCGCACCATAAACACCCTGGCTAGAGCGGTTTGTCCTTTCGAGTCAACCGACCCGCTTCTCCCCTCAAAAAGTTCCAATACGCCGGTAACAGCCATGACGGACCCCTTAGAATTGTGCTGTAATAATTGGGTTGTTATTCGCCGTTGCGATTGCGATTTCTTGCAGGCGCAGATTTTGCGCTTCGGCGATTTCGTTGGCCTTTGCGGCGAGGCGTTCAAGACGCTGCTGCGCCGTCTCACTGCCCGTCTGATTATTAATTTTGAGAACCTGACTAGCGAAGGCGCTTGAGCCAGCAACCAACGCCCCGGGGTTTTTAATTGCTTCCGCCGCGCCTACGGCTCGCTCAAGTTCGTCTGCTAGTTGCGCCGCACCCAACGCAAAACCACCCGGCCCGAGTAAATCAAGAGCGTTCATTTCGTTGAGTTGCTCTAGCTTTTCCCGGTAAATATCAAGCGGGCTCTGATTGTTAACAATGCCTTGCATCCACTCGGGAAGCTTTGCGTCTTTGAAAGGTGTCGAAAGATCCGGTGGTTTTAACGAATCGAACTGAGCTTGAATCGCTAAAATAGAATCGCCGTATTCCTGATTCGTAATGAGTCCAGCAGCCAATTGCGAATCAAGCGAATTAAAGGCTTCAAGTTTCAACTGACTGATCATCAGCTCAAATTTTTCCACTGACATTGTTCCTAGATCCATCTCTCGCTTGAAGACGGCGATTGCGCTAGCTGTCGTGGTTTGCAAGCTTGTCAAATAATTGGTGCTGCCTATTTGGCCTTTTTTAAATGCTTTGTCAAGAATGCCAAAGGCTTCGCCAACATTGCCTAAAGCGTCCAAGATCTTATTATTCCCTTTCAAACTTGTCTGCAATTTTGCCACAAACTGATTGGTAAAGCCCTGAGCTAAAGCGGAACCAGTATTGTTAATCGCATCACTCATCGCCTTAATGGCTTCGGTCATTTTTGCTTTTATTTCTTCCGGATCAATTTGCGCTGTGCCACCTTCTGCAGTAAATGCAGTCGCAACCCCCCCCACTGTACCGCCGACTAATGCTGCTGGCAATGCGCCGATACCGCCAAAAATTGCCGCTGCCCCAGCTGCTATTCCGGCCCCTTTAATTACACCACCTAAGATTTGACCAAACTTTTCGACTCCGCCAACGGTCTCTATAATTTTGTTCAAAATATCGACCGCTGCCAACATAACCGACTGCATTGAGGCCATCACACTTTGAGCAAAATTGACGACCACCGCGCGAATATTTTCAATGTTGTTGACGGCTGCGCCTGTTCCCATCGTCGTGAAAAACTGCACCAGACCCCGAAACGCCTGGAACAAAACATCTCGAACTGTGCTTAAAACCATGCCAATGTTTTTGAGCGCTGGAACTAAGGAATCAAAGTTGTTTCTAAACTCTTTAACAAAATCAATTAAAGAAGTACTAAATCCTTTGAGATCTAAAGCGTCTACAATAGCGCCGCCAAACTCTGCAAAGAATCCTTCAATTTCGCCTGCGAGATTCGCATAAATACCTTTAAGCGTTTTCGATTGCGCCTCAGCTTGCAGGATAACCTTAGGATCATTTCTCATCCCGGAAAGTGCGTTAAGCGCATCACGAGAACCGACCGAGCCATTAGCTAGCATCTGCATTGCTTGGGCTGCCGTGACCGCTTGGCCTGTGACCATTGAAAGGCGCTGAGCCAATGCGTCGTAAACCGGTAGGCCTAAACTTGAGAGAGACGCAAAATCAGACGCAAGCACCTCGCCACCGCCCAAAAGCCTAGACGCTACATCTCCTAGCTGAGTAAACACATCACCGGCTTTTGCCCCCGATGCGCTGGCGATCGCCCCGAAGGAGCTTACGAGCGTCGCCGTCGCGGAAGATGATGCGCCAATTCCTAGCAGTTTGGTGGCGAGATCGCCAGCGACCTGAGCTGCAATCAATCCTTTATTGCTGATTTCGCCAAGCGCTGATCCGATTTGCTTTGCGCCTTCGACGCCGCTTAATCCTTGGATTCTTGTCAGCAGTTCCTCTGAGGTCGCGAAGGCTTCGATCGCACGATCATAGATTTTATAAATCCCGTAACCTGCCAGAGCGCCACCAATAACCGAAATCGGATTGGTGATGAGCTTGACTAAAGAGCTCATCATGGAACTAGCAGCCGATTGAGCTTTATTTTTTAATTTGACGAAAGCATTGCCCATCATGTCGCCAATAGATGCATCAAACTTTTTAGAAATAACTTCGGAATTTTTTTGAAGATTATTTAAACCGCCACCGACGGCGTTAAGATTTTTGGTAAAGTCTTGAATCGACAATCCCATCGAGACTTCTAATGATCCGATTGATTTTGCCACGAACTACTCCTTCTTTATCGTGCCAACCGCCATTGCCCAGGCTAAAACCGAATCTTCAAAAGTCGTTGCCTTTGGCTGTGCGTACCAGTCAGGAATAAAGTCACTTACCGTCGCTGCCTTTGCTCCTTTGCCACGCCATTGATTCGCCAGCAAACTGCAAATCTGCGCAGAGTGAATGTCTCCACGGTCGCCATCGAGGGGCTCGATTGTAGAGTACGCCAGCCATTCCGTTAGTTCGTGAGAATCAACCGTGTCTAATAGCTCGTTGACTGTTTTTTTTAAATGACTCGCCAGGCGAAAAAGAAACCTTCTCGCCGGGCGCTCCATTAGTTTTTTCTTGCGTCTTCAACCGCCTCGCCTGTCATGCCGTTGTGCTTACAGGCTGCGTCAAAAATTTTTCCCACAAGCGGCGCTGGCATATCGCCCACGAGGTCGGCATCGGCATCCGAGAAAACTCGTTTGCCGTCTGCGTCACTCACGGCGCGAATCACCATCTTTGCTCGGATGTTTTGCAGATTTGCGGTACCCTTTGCGTTACTAATTTCTTGCTCGATTGCGTCCCTTTCTCGTGACGAAATCACGCGCAAGAATATTTTTCCGCCAAGCTCGGGAAGTTCTAACTCCCCAAGCTTAAAGGATTTTGCCGACTCCAATAAAACAGATCGATCTAACATTAAAAGCCTTTCGCTTAAGTAATGGAGTAAGTAACCAGACCGGTTGGCTTAATACCGATGGTGGCTTTTGCTGCGTTATCCCCTGCGCTGAGCCCGTCGAACTGCACCTTAGTCACCCAGCCATCAAAAGCCACAGAGCCTCCGGTGGCTAAAGTTATAGAACACGCTTTTGCGGTTGTATAATCACTCATGTAACCAGAGATCGTGCTAAGGCCAGAGCCTGCGCCCACGATTACGGTAACAGACATTTCTCCACCATCAGCGAACCCCGGAATAAATTCTTTTGCGTGATCGTCTGAGGCAATGTTGGTAATATCAATCGTCCCTCGAGAAAAGCTCGGTGGCGTGATATCGGTTATACCGGTGAGCGCGGTGCCCCCGATAGATACAGTCGTCCCATAAGTTGCTACGGCGGCCATAGTTCGTCTCCTTAATTTTCTCTAGTTTGGATCAAGCAGTCCAGTACTACACGATAGTACAGACTGTCAGACCCATCGATTGTCTCGTTCCCATCTGCCTCATCCTCGACAGTCGAGGAGAGCACCACCACGCCGGCAGAAGTGCCGGTATAGCCGTCAAGCGAAGTTCTCACCGCTGAGGCGATTGACTCAGCGTTGGCTTGCGAACTTGCAATAATATCAATCTGCATTCTTGATTCCGGGATCAAGCTTGCGCCCGAAAAAGTCGAGAAGCGAGTTGTTGAGATACGCTGGTAAACGAGGTACGGTATGGTTGCGTCTTGCGGCGCTTTGCCCGGATAAATGCGCTGGCCGACTAAAGCCGTTACCCCATCAGTTGCAATCAAGCGAGCCCGCATTGCTTTTGCTACACTCACGAGCCACCGCCAGTCGCACCGTCTCTGAGAATATCTTCCATAACTTTTAAAACTTGCGCTTTATTTTCGTCCCAGGCAGGGCGTAGGAATGGCCTTGGTCTGGCTCCTGGATGCGGCTTACCAACTAAGGCAAAGTTTTGGATTGACTTTATTTTTTTTAACAATACCGCAGAAGTAACAATGCCTTTCGTCGTGGGATGTTGTGCTGTTCCGTACTCGACCAGGTGCGCGTACTTAGTGGGGGTTCTCTCCACGCCATCAATCATCACCCCCATTTTTCGCCTCGGCCCCACAATTGCGTATCCAAAACCTTTTGCCTGGAATACTTTTGTTTTTCGTCCCAATGATTTTTTTAGAATCTTATAGAGCGTTGGAACTTTGCTTTTTGCGGAATCTAAAATAATTTTACTTCCAGCGTTTAGCGCTGTACGAAGTGTTTTAGTACGCACCTTTTTGTCGATGCTTTTTAATTGATCGAGTACACTGCGCAAGGAGCTTACATCAAATTTAATGCTGGCACGCGGCATTAAGCCGTCCTTTCAATTGCGTCAATTTCAAGCTGAGTTTTGGCTTCATCGATGTTTCTAACGCTCACAATTTCTAAAATCCGATCACCCATAATCAGCCGGTCACCATGACTAACCCCGGGTCGATAGCGGATATTCACGCGGTGCGAAAGTAACGCCCCTCGAGCGGATCCGATTTCTTGCTCCCTGCCTGAGAGCGGGCGCACGCTCGCCCAAATCGTAGCGTAGGTACCGTAAGTGTTCGTAGGTTGGCCGTATGCGTCAACTTGCGTGTTTGCGGAGCGTTGCAATCCGATTCGCTGTGTTAGTTCGCCTGCTTTTAAATTCACATTTGGATCCCTCGAGAAAACATTTTTATGATTGCGTCGCACGCATAAGGAACTTCGGAAAGCGTCGAATCGGCGGAGGTCTCGCGCTGGGCAAACCAGTGCGCCGTGAGCATCTTGATCCCCTGTTTAATGATTACTGGTACTGCACTTGCTGCACCATATCCGGCTGTATAAGTGACTGACACGGATCCCAGTCCTTCCAACACGCTGGGGTAAGAAAAAGTATCAGCAGGATAAAAGCGAGCGGGGTTACTGATTAAATCAGACTGCACCTCGTCTAAATCCCATTCCTGCCAGTTTCCGTTTTCGTCAATGTATTCAATTAAATCAATCGAAACTACTGGCCCTTCAAGATAATAATAACCATCGGGGAATGTCTCTCGCTCATCGACCATCGTTTGCGTTATTATCCTAATATTAGTTTGTGCTTCAAAATACATCCGTGAAGCGGTAATTAGGGATAAAATTAAACCGTCATCAATCGGGTCATCAACTTTTAAAAATTGTTTGGCTTCCGCCAGGGTAACTGGTTCTTCAGCGGGAGGGTTTAAAACTTTGATCATCGCTTTTCCCTCTTGCGTTTGCTGATTGCTTTTTCGTTCACGCGGATTTCATCAGAAATTAAAGGAGGAGCGATTGCATCGACTGCAACCGCCCACCCATTTTTCATGCTTGCCAATGCCTCTGGTGCCAGCAAATCATAAATACGATTTGCGTCGTAAGCAAAATTTGATCCAGCAACAGAGGTAAGGAATTTAACTTTCATACTTATTAAGCACCCATTACCAAGATCTTTAAAGGATCGGTGCCAGCGTCTAAGATGCGGCCATCATGACGGCTGAACCCGACAAAACCAACCTGGTGGTAATCAGCGTATCTTTCCTCGAGACGCAATAAGGTGAAGTCAGTTACATCACGGATGATGTATTTGCTAAAATCGCCGTAGATAATCACCTTGGCACTTGCCCCGATTGCAGCTACATCCTGATTAATTACAACATCCTGGCCCAATAATGTGCCTGGGCTAGCTGCTGAAATATCAGGTTGAAACAGTGGACGATTTTGGTCATCCACTAATTTGCGTACAACCTTAAAAGTGCTGTCGTTCATCATCCACTTTGCACTTCCACGATAAGCGGGGTCAACCGAGTGCTGCAAGTCAACCAGTTCGGCATAAGTAATTGCTTCGGCAGAGGCAGCCGTGACACCAGTGCCAGAATTAATTACCCCTTGTGGCTTTGATGAGCCATCCCCCGTGGTGAAATGTTGGTTCAAGATTCTTGCGATTCTTGTCCCGAGCGCCCCACCAATAAAACTTTCCAGATCAATTGCTGAATCTTGCAAAAGTTCCGCAGAAACTCGGATGAGTTTTGAGGAATACTTATACGCAGCAAGCGTGATCTGTGCGAAAGTGATATCCTGTTCTGCGACCTGCGAATTTTCAGCAAGGATTGCACCCACATTTGCATGATCGCTCACCGTTGGGATTGGCAATGAGTTGCCGCTATCGGTTCGCAAGATGGTGGCAACCTCACGCATACCACCATAGGAAAGCAAGCTTTCTTCGAGTTGGTTCAGGAATCCAACTGGCACGGTAAACCCGCCAGCGGAGTTCGTCAACGATTGCGCGCGAGCTTCGGACCTATTTCTAGGAGCCTTATTCCCGAGCTTAAAATTCAATTTATTGTTATGCAAATCAAGTCCGCTGCGCTGAGCTGCACCACGGTGAGCATCCGTGATGCCTTCTACCGAGTGGAAACCCAACCACCCACGGAGGGCTAGTCGTTTATCGTCAGTGCTTTGGCGATCATTAAGATCGCGCACAAACGCAGGCGCAACGATTGCTGGTGTTTTTCGGGTGTAAACTCTTTTATCGTGGGCGTCAGCTCTAGCCAACTTTACAGACCTTGCACTGGCGACAGCAGAAGCATTAGGGTCAACCTCCACAGGAGCCACAGGATCATTAGCTCCAAGGATTTCTAGCTCGCTGATGCGAGTCTCATGGTCATCGACAGTCGCCAGCAGGTCGTCAAACGCGGTTTGTTCTTCGGGAGTTAACTGACGAGCCTCGCCGTGTGCGTGAATCGCTTTTGCACTTGCAAGCGCAAGGTTGCGATCCTCTTTCAATTTTGAAATTTCTGACATAGTATTAAAGTCCTTGTAACAGATTGCTTTAAGGATTTGGTGCGGATTAAAAGTGGTTTTTAATCTATAGACGCACGATCCTTAGGTACTAGGATCGAGCGTTAAGACTACCCGAGACTTTGTTTCTTTCCGGGCATTGTGCGTAAAGACTACACGCCGCCAGAGATTTCATTTGACCATAGATTTTTTTTTTGTCAACAGGCACAAACAAAAATTATTTTTGTTTGTGCAACCTTAGTGCCCTTACCCTGCGTTCAAATTGCTCACGCCTACCAATTTTATTCCAGTCTTGCAGCGATCTGGCCGCAACGCTCGTATCGGGGTAAGCCGGATAAGTCACCACGCTAACATCAACCAAATCCAAATCCAATAAAGAGCGAGTTCGCTGGCCGTCCACCATTGCCCAATCATCCAAAGTCGAGGTAAAAGCAAAGGACATCTGTGAAACATCACCCCGAGCCATCACCGCTAGGAGGTCTTGAGCGTATTGCGTATCTGGTGGATCAATCGTGATCTTGAGCCCGGTGGCATCGCTTTCGAGTAGCAGCGTACCTGAAAGGGTGCGCCCGAGAATAAGTGTGCTGTCATGGTTAATCAGCGCGCGGACATCGGGCTTACTCTTAAGCGAGCGGTCAAAAGCACCTGGGCGAACATACTCGATGAAACCCCCGAGGTCTTCGCTCGCTCGGTTGTAAACCGCTGCGTATCCGATGATCTTTTTATCGACGCCCGAAAGTCGGAGCTCTGTGGAAAACCTGCGCTCGATTTTATTAGGATTCATTTTTATTTCCTCTGATAATTGTAATCTTTTTCGTAACCTCATCGCTGAAATTCGACGCTGAAACCGTCCCTGAAAACTCAATCCACAAATCAAGAAACTGATCAAGGTGGCGCTTGGTATGCGTTTCAAGATCGGATTCAAGACCAAAAGCCTCAAGCACTGGCAGATACACCGCCATCACGCGGGCTCGATGTTCATCGCAGAACTTTTCAAGCTTAGCAATAAACTCCCCCGGCGAATGTGCAAACCTTTTTACAGCGCTGCATTCGATTGTTTGAAGCCGTTCGCCAGCATCGTCAAGCAGCCGCAGTAAAACCTTGCTCTGGTCGCTTTCCCGGGTTGGTGGTGCTGCTGCTGGCGTTGTTGGTGCAGGAGGATTCGTCGGGCCCGAAAAAATAGAATCAATAACAGACTGCCCGAGGAATGGAAACGATGCAATGGCTATCGCCTTGCCGGACTCAATCGAAATTAAACCCTGCGCAACCTGCGTCACCAGCGCCACTAGGCTTGATATTTGCGCCCCGTTTAGGGCGGTAGCCGCCACATCAACAGACGGAGTAACAGGAGTAACAGGAGCAACAGTACCACCTGCAGGCGTGGTTCCGAGCGCAGGCGTGGTTCCAAGCGCAGGCGTGGTTCCGAGCGCAGGCGTGGTTCCAAGCGCAGGCGTGGTTCCGAGCGCAGGCATTGCCGCCGGAGCAGCGGTCGGCGCAGTGGTGAGCCCCTGCATGTTGAGCGGTTGCAAGTAACTGTCGCCACCGTCGATAGAGTTCATGTTTTCTTTTTCACGAATCTCATTAACGCTGAGCCAACCCCAATTTCGCGCGACGGAATAAGCTGAATACCGAGCAGCCTGATCACCGCGCAATGATCCCTCGATGTTATGTTCGAAGAAATAACGGCCCTTATCGGATTTGCTTAACAGCTTGCGATTGAGCTGCTGTTCCCAGCGCACCAGCCAAGGGCGTAAAGTGTCAGTCACGAATTCAATATTCATTTGCTCGAGACTGTTGTAATTTAATTTGTTTAGCTCTTTTAGTTTGTGTGGCGGGAGATTAAACCAGCGTGCAACCTCAATGACCTGAAACTCTCTAGACTGAAGGAACTGCGAGTCATCAGGAGGCACGCCAATGGCCTGCCATTCAAGGCCCTGCTCGAGCAAAGCGACCCTATGGGAGTTGGCTCCGCCTGAGTGCAGGTCTTCAAACGACCGCCTTAAGTTCACCCGTGCCTCTGGCGAGAGTTGTCCCGGGAATTTTAAGACGCCGCCTGGCCTTGCGCCCCGGCCAAAGTAGGCTGATCCAAACTGTTCAATTGCTAAAGCGAGCCCAATCGACTGGCGAGCAGCTGAAATAGGGCTCATTCCTGAGATGCCATCAAACGAAAGGCCCGAAATATGCAACATTTCATCCCTTGCAAGTAGCACTTTACCGCCAATCACATAATGGATTTCACCGTCTTGGTCTCGTTTTACCTCTACCGTACTAGGATCGATAGGCCAAAGTTCCACTGGAGTGCCGTCATCACCTCGCACAATCTCGGAATAGGCGTTGCCCCAAAGTAAAAGGTGCGCCATCGAAGCCTCGCGCCACTGCAAAGATCCCATATCTGGATTAGGGGAATCGTGGACAAGCTCATAGAGCGGATGCGCCGTAGCCTTTTCTTTGCCACCTTGATGCAGACGCTCGTAAAGATTGAGCGGAAGCGATGATATTGATTCGCTAATGACTTTTACGGCGGCATACACCGCTGAATAATTCATCGCCGTCCACGGTGTCACGCTCACACCAGAGCCCGTAGTTGAAGTGGATCCAAATAATTCGTTTAGACGAGGGTCGCGAAGGTTGCCACCCGAAATCGATAATGCACGAGTAAGAAAACTTTTGATTTGTGCGATCATATAAATTCGACTCCCTGGAGATCATAAATACAATCCGCCTGAATCGGTGCAACCTGCGCACGGCCCATCGCCATCGCTAGTGCCACCATTAAATCTATTTTCTCAACGGACTTTGCTTTGGTGAATTTCACATTTCCGGCGTCGTCTCGGATCACCTGGACATTTCCCATCATCCATCTCAGCACTGGGTTTCCGTCGTGGGCTATTCTATCACCGCTAATGATCATCGTTTCCAATTCCTTTATCGGTG